CTGGGCTACACTGACGATTTTATCCATCGAACCCATCATGGAAAAAATCGTCAGTGTAGCCCAGACCTATTCGATACCCGCGAAAAACTTTATGATATGCAATTATGTCATATTTCTTCACCCCAATGAATCCGAATATAAATTGGAGGAAAATATTCCAATGTATATTCAACGCTTTTTAGGAAAAGACCTCGGCCCCTACAGTGATCGATTTTACCAATGGTATGGTCCCCATTTCCATTTACACCAATTGGTCTATCAGTATAGCGAATATTTTAGTCAAAGAATGGTATATCATAACGAATTGACAAATATGTGGAAAATGTGCGAACGAACGCCGTATAGTATGCCCATTTGTGAAGATACGGCATATCTATTGATCGACGAAGTCAAACATATCTATGATTCTAGAAATTGCAAAGGTGGGTCACCGAAACGTTTGGAAAATGCAATGCGTAAATTACACCTGTTTTTCAGAACACATCTGGATATTAGTTCTACGAATATGGATAGTCTAGTCACATTGACGCAATTCGGAGAAGATGAAGATCCGTATATAGAATCTGGATCAGACGAGGATTATGTGGATGTCAGATTGGGATCCACCAATGCATTAGACGCCAATTTAGCAGCATTTTGATAAACACGTGTAAAAAATTCGTTGATCTTACTTTGATCCGCACCTATAATCATATCATTGGGAACGTAATTCGTATTTCCTCGATAATAGGCAAAAATCCCCGGGACACCATTGATTTGTCTCTTTTTTTTCAAGAAAGCATAGACATCGAATGATTCGTCTATATCGACCATGTAAAAATCCAGATTTTGGGGAAGTTGTGGATGATTCAACCATTGGTGTAATAATGGCTCAATACTTTTACATGGACCACACCATTCCGCCCCAAATTTGAAAATAATTACACCCTGATTATTGACAATTAAATCTTGATATTCTTGGAGAGTTATGGACATTTTACTATTGTTAGATTATTGGATATCTTTTTATCTGCTTTTTTCGATTATGTCTATAATTTCATAGAAGTTATCATTTTTACAGTTTCAGATGTATGTTCTCTGGTGGCTAAATTATTTCTACATTTTTTGAAAATATGCAATAAAATTTGCAGGGTGGGATCATTTGGATCTTTTATAGTGCGTTCGGTAATAATAATACCTAATTGTTTATAAGCGTCACTATTATAACATTGTTTATCCGAAGTTTTTTTCAAAGTTTCCATTTACTATTGTACAATATTCTTATTTACGTTGTTTTCCGATGTTTTCCATTCTTTCCATTCTTTTTCATTCTTTCCATTTTTTTTCCATTTTTTTCCATTTTTTTCCATTTTTTGTAAAATTGATTTGACTGGTATGTAAAAGAGCATTCAACAATCCAAAAATGAACACAATACTAAATGCTTTGATAACGCCATATGCAACCGACTCTACCACGGTTTTAAACAGGAGCGATCCAAATGAATATGTAAAAACGTTTATATTGAGGCCATTTATCAATACGGAAATTGATATTCATACAATAAAACAGGTCCTCGAAACATTGACAGGGATCGGCACAATTTCATATCAAAGACGATTTATGTTTCAATTCAACGATGGTAATTTCCAAATATTATTTATTATTCATTTCAGCAAAATACACGTAGGATCGACTCAATTGGAAAATCTCCAATATTCGGTACAAAATTGGGGATATCATGATATATCGATTTACGACGAATATGGGCAAAACATAAATTGCTATCGCCTATTTTACGATAACAATGTCACCGAAACTTTGAAACAGGATATGATCGAAAAATCCGAGGCCCGAGCGAATAAATTATTGCGACGTCGGGATGGGTCTATTATTACATCGGCCGAAAAAGCGCATCAAGCAGTTCAACCAAAGGTATTGGTACCTCGAACAAGATCCTATTCGACGCAAACAGATTCGTCGATTGAATCGTATGAAATCGCAAAGCCGGTTCAAGACAAATGGGAACAAAAATTGGCCGTAATGGAGGCCAAAATGAAAAAGATGGATGAAATAATAGATGGTTTAACCTGGTTTCGCAAGGGGGCATATAACCGTTTTTGCGAAATAGAGCGACATATTCGTAAATTAAATGGGGACGATTCCGACGATGATTGATGCTGATATTTATCAAAATCAACATCAAGATGTTTGTATCCATATCTGTGTAAAATTTTCCTTTATTTTTTCTGTGGTTTCTATAAGATCCCATGACCTCTACCCATAATCTTAATATTCAATCGTATTCTTTCGAAGAACTTCTTGGACTCTTTGATCTCAAATCCTACGATTTAACTGTCCAAGATATGAAACGTGCTAAACATAAGGTCCTCATGCTCCATCCCGACAAATCGAGACTTTCAGCCGACTATTTTTTATTCTACAAAAAGGCCTACGATGTCATCTTGGAATTCTATCAAAACCAGAATCGACAAAACCAGGTTGCCGACGAAAAGACTATCGTGTATCAGGCTCCCGGTTCCGGACAAATGGAAAAACAGGTGAAAAAAACTATCGATAAGACCATGGAAAAAATGGGTGGCCAAGATTTCAATTCCAAATTCAACGAATTATTCGAAAAAAGTGGGGTCGCAGAACGCCCCGATCCCCGTAAAAATGAATGGTTTGGCCAAGAAGGCGCGGCGGTTTTTGTACCCGAAGGACACAAGGTTTCGGCCAATAATTTAGGACAAACCTTTCAACAGATCAAGGAGCGAAATTCGGGATTGGTTCGATATACCGGCGTCCAAGAGATGAGAATGGGTGGCGGAGGGGCCTCCCTTTATGGGGATGATGATGATGACGTTGGAAATAATGGGGGTGGAGGATATGTGAATAGTGATCCCTTTAGTAAATTGAAATTTGACGATTTACGAAAGGTACATAAAGATCAGACAGTTTTCGCCGTGAATGAGACCGATTTTGCGAAGATGCAGAGATTCGGATCTGTAGAAGAATATCGGCAAGAGCAAAACCGCCATTCCTACGATCCCCTGGAAAAACAGCGGGCCCAAGGAATCTTGGATGAACGGGACAAAGTATATCGACAACAAATGATGCGTCGCGAATATGAGGCAAAACTTAAGACGGAACAAATGGAGGCCAAGAACCGGGCGGCCTTGGCGGCGTTCCTACAGTTAAAAAACTAACAATTGAAAAATTGATTTATTACCTTTTTTATCATTTTTTTACAATATGATAAAAAGCTCTCAAATAAAAATGTCTGTAGATAAACAGCTCCATATAAATCGTTTCCAATTACCCCAAGATATCCAAGAACAAATAAAATCCTGGTGCTTTTACGATCCAATTACCGGAAATGCCAGAATACAAAAAAGGGAAGTCCTCAAAAACATAAAAAATGCTATAACTGTGGAAAAAGAGGGTAATCTACTAAGTTGGATGACCGAAATCGATTTCAAGAGGCGTTTCTGGTTTTCCATTGGCGAAACTGAAGGATGGCATTATCAACAATGGATTTGCCGTCAATGTAACTTTTGCGAAAAATGCGGAAATTACACTGATATTTGGTCTGAGGATCAATATGAAACTACTTCAATAAATGCATGGTGTTATTGTGATATGCCACCACTTATACATGATGGTATGGACGGCGATACATAATATATACAAAAATAACATAAAAAATACAATATACGTTAGTAAAAATGAACCGTAAGATCGCACTCTTGGTCCTTTCTACCAGTAAGGGTCGCGACGAATGGAAAACCATGACCGATACTTATTTGTATAATTTCACAGTAAAAACCTTTTTATTGACGTATAATCAAAAATCAGAAGCATTGGCCAACCAAAATTACATTCCACCCAAAAATGAATATGTCGTCTATATTGGGGTCGATCGCGGAGACCGTATTTTCGACAATCCCGCACAACAAGAAATTGTGAAAAGATTATCCCGCGTTTTCACCAATGTCGAATTCCGATTTCAGGTGACCGATGCCGCAAAAGGCCATGTAACTGTTATGTGGAACCAGATTTTCCAAGCCGCCTATGACGAAGGATGCGATTACTTTTACCAATGTGGCGATGATATCAATTTCCGAACCCAGGGGTGGATACAAGATTCGATCAATGTCTTGGAGTCCCACGGTGGAATTGGTTTGACTGGACCCGTCAATAATAATCAACGAATTTTGACCCAAGCTTTTGTTTCTAGAAAGCATATGGAAATTTTCGGATGGTTTTTCCCCGAAGAAATCAAAAATTGGTGTTGCGATGATTGGTATAACTGGGTTTATCAACCTGACCATTTTTACCCCCTGTCGAATCATTTCTGTAGTAACGACGGCGGAACGCCAAGATATGAAATCAATAACGATCCCCATTTTACATTTAATAACCATGTTTTTCGAAATAATTTGGAGAGATTAAGATCGGAAACAATGACTTTAGCGAATCAACACAAAGAAAAAATTATGGAATATATTTCGATGAAATGAAAAGATATGCAAAGGTGTAAAACCTAATAAAGAGTAAAATGACCTATTGAATACAAACCATTCTAATGGATTTATCGCGCATTGAACATATTACAGATAGTAATCTAGATGATTTGCGAAATTCTTCTTATTTAGAGAATCTTATAATAAGATTGGGATTTAACACTGAAATTTTGAGAGAACAACCTGAAATTGTGAAGCAAAATGGTGGCGGATTGTTAATTTGGCAATATCCAAACCAATTTTCAAAATATTTAACGCTATTAAGTGAGCAAAATATATCATCCTATATTGAAATCGGTTGTAGATGGGGTGGAACATTTGTACTAACAAATGAATATTTAAAAAGATTCAATAAAATGAATAAAAGTATAGCAATCGATATTATCGATTCACCTGTTTTGAATTATTGTATTATGAACAATGAAACACAATTTCTGAAATTAAATAGTCAATCCGAAGATTTCAAAAATTATATGAAAAACAATAGGTTTGATCTAATTTTTATTGATGGAGATCATTCTTATGAAGGTGTTAAAAACGATTACGAAATATCTAAAAATTCAGGTAAAATATATGTTTTTCATGATATAGTGAATTCTGTTTGTCCTGGTGTGGTTTATTTTTGGAATGAATTGAAAAATGCCGAATCAAATCAATATGATTTTTATGAATTTACTGAACAATATGAGGATGTTTGGAATGATACAAACCAACAATTCTTGGGAATAGGTATAGCTATAAAAAAATAAAATGTATTGTTTAAGGTCTATCCGTGTTTTTGTATCCAAATGGATACAAAAATGTGGATTGCCTATATCCTTTTCGTGCATAAATATATTTATGCACGAATAGAGATTAAGGTCTATCCGTGTTTTGTATCCATACACATATTTAATTTGCGGATACAAAACACGGATAGATGTCAAACTTTGCATAATATATCAAATATTATGCAAATATATTGTATATTCGAATATAATTAAAATGTCCGATCCCACGTATGGAAAAACAGTCAATATACGCGTTTCACGGAAAAAACGAGAACCGAAAATAAAAATCAAATCAGAAGAACCTCTCCAAACCCCCCTACGATTCAATGAAAAATTCGTCGAAATCTTGGACGAATTGGCCACTTTTATGATGAAAAAAGGGGAACCTTTCCGCGCAAGAGCCTATCAAAAAGCAGGCGAAACCATTATTTTACAGACCCATGATATTACCGCGGAAAATTATAGCGCATTGGAAAAGGAACCGGGAATCGGTAAAACCATTATCGATAAATTCGAGGAATTCATCAAAACGGGGACCCTCCGTATCTTGGAAAGAGAACGCCAAGATCCCGCAAATGTCCTGTCCAATGTCTATGGAATTGGTCCAAAAAAAGCCAAAGAATTGGTTGGAAAAGGGATCGAAACCATCGCTCAACTTCGACAAAACCAGGGGCTTTTAAATGACGTCCAAAAAACGGGGCTCAAATATTACGAAGATATCTTGGAACGTATTCCTCGATCCGAAATCGAAACTTACGAATCCATTTTTCAAAAAACCTTTAGCGAAATCGACCCCCCCGTCGGATCCAAATTCGAGATCGTCGGAAGTTACCGCCGTGGCGCGAAATCATCGGGCGATATTGATGTCATTGTGACGTCCAAGACGGCCGATGTATTCAAACGATTTATCGATCGATTGATAGAGTCCAAGATTTTGATCGAAATTTTATCGCGAGGTCCGTCGAAATGCTTGGCCATTGGGAAATTGGTTCTTCATGCTAGACGCATCGATTTTTTATTTACATCGGAGGAAGAATATCCTTTTGCCGTTTTGTATTTTACGGGGAGTAAGGCGTTTAACACGGTTATGCGAGGTCGGGCATTGGCCCAGGGGTTTTCTCTCAATGAACATGGCATGTATTTATCTTCATCGTCGAAGACGACAGATAAGAAAAAAGGGGATAAGATTGTCCAAGATTTTGCCGACGAAAAGGATATTTTTACCTTTTTGAAAATGGAATACAAAAAACCGGAGGAAAGGATCGATGGTCGAGCCGTTGTCGAGCATACAGTCGAAGTTGTAAAGGATAAAAATGGTGAAAAAGAGGTCCTCCAAAAAAAACTAGAAAAACCTGAAACCAAAACACGCAAAATTCGAAAAACCAAGGAAGAAAAGGCCCAAGAAAAACTAGAAAAGGAAAAGAAAAAAAAAGAAAAGGCGGATACAAAAAAGGAACGATCCAAGAAAACAGAAAAAAATAAAACCGTAAAAAAGACATCTCCTAAATCGCCAAAACCTGTATCACCAAAATTGGTAACCGAATTAAAAATAATCGTGGAAAACCCCCAATCGGAAGAACAAAAAGCAACCATAAAAAATATTTCCATAAAAAAACCTAAAAATAAAGACACTAACAATAAAACTAGACGCGCCATGGACCCCGACGCCATCAATCACGCAATCGAACACTTCAAAACTGAGGGCGCCCACGTCTTGGACAAATTGACCGAAGAAACCCTCAATGCCATCATTCTAAAAGCACTCGATACATACCATAATGCAACTCTGGAAACACAACCCATTTTGACAGATAATGAATACGATGTTATCAAAGAATTTGTCGAACGTAAATACCCCAAAAATACGGTCGTGAATACGGTCGGAGCCCCCATTCCCATCACCAAAAACAAGGTCACGCTACCCTATCAAATGCCTTCCATGGATAAAATCAAACCCGATACCACTGTCCTACAATCTTGGAAAGCCAAATATCCGGGTCCTTATGTGCTCTCCTGCAAATTGGATGGCGTCAGTGGGATGTTTGACACAAAATCCGGATCAAAATCGAAACTCTATACCCGCGGAAATGGCGCAATTGGCCAAGATATTAGTCATTTAATACCCTCTCTCCGATTACCCAATGTCAAAGGCGTCGTCGTCCGTGGCGAATTTATCATTCCCACTGCCACATTCAAAACCAAATACGCGGAACAGTTCGCCAATGCACGTAATTTAGTCGCCGGAGTGGTAAATCGAACATCGGTCAGTCCGATCGCCCGTGATATCGATTTCGTCACCTATGAAATCATCGATCCACAGATGAAACCCAGCGAGCAAATGGCCCAACTCCAGGCACTCGGATTCAAAACCGTCCGAAATGAAACTCTAGCCACTGTTACGAACGACCTTTTGTCCAAGAAATTGGTCGATTGGCGGCAAAATTATGAATACGAAATTGACGGTGTCATCGTAAGCAATGACGCGATTTATCCAAGATCAGAGGGAAACCCCGACCACGCATTCGCATTCAAAATGGTCCTATCAGATCAAATGGCCGAAGCCAAGGTCGTCGATGTCCTCTGGAACGCGAGCAAAGACGGATATTTGAAACCCCGTGTCAAAATCGAACCCGTCCATCTAGTCGGTGTCACTATCGAATACGCCACTGGGTTCAACGCCGCATTTATCGAATCCAACGGGATCGGTCCGGGTGCGGTCATTCAGATCATCCGAAGTGGTGATGTTATACCCTATATTAAATCCGTGGTCACACCGGCGACACGCCCCCTCATGCCATCGGTCCCTTATAAATGGAATGATACACATGTGGATATTTTACTGGAAGATGCGAATTCCGACGCAACGGTTCTCATCAAAAACATTACCGGATTTTTCCGCGGAATAGAAGTTGATGGATTAAGTGGAGGCAATATTTCGCGTATTGTGGAGGCCGGTTTTGATTCCGTGTCCAAGATCTTGGCCATGACCAAAGAAGATTTTTTGACCATTGAAGGATTCAAAGAAAAAATGGCGGTGAAACTCTCCGAGGGAATTCGCGCCAAGGTGGTCGCTGCCTCCTTGGTCGATATCATGGCGGCATCGAATATGTTTGGTCGAGGTTTCAGTGATAAAAAGGTGGCTCTCATTATG